AACAAACTCACCATTTGCTAACATGGCGGGAATGCTATCGCTCGTGCCATCACCCGCGCCTTTTACATAGCGGTTTTGCATTGATCCCAAACCGCCTTCAGAGAAAAACTCTGGATTATGTTCTTGTATCGAGCCACCCTTTGCTTTACCAATTAAATTACCAGGCAGTCCAGTTAAAATATAATTGAGTTGTGCCTTTGTAAGGGCTGGAGTTAAAGTAGATTTACCAATCGTTTTGTCAGTTGAAAACGGATCATATTCTGGTGTTGCTGTGGTGGATGATCCACCGCCTTCACTAAAATGAACTGGAGTAACCGTTTCTTGTATGTCTGGCATTCCAGACAATGTATAATCTTGTTTGGCTGCAGTTAAACCAGGTGTTAGATTTTTAATTAAATCCGAACCGCCAGTTGTGCCACCACTTAAATCACTAATGCCAGAACCATATCCGTATGGCATATAATTTAATCCGCCAGCCGTTCTTCCAGTGCCACCACCACCTAACAATGCATTACCTAATCCATATATTTGTCTTGCTTTGTTTATAGCATTTGCCACTTCTTTTAATTCAGAGGGAATTGCACCAGCGTTTATTTGACCTTCCGCCAAAGAAATACCAGGGTCAACAGGAATGCCCTCTGGAATCATTTCTGGAACAAGTTCCATTGGTGTAACACCAGCGGCTAATTGAGCTTCCCCTAATGATATACCCGGTTCAATAGGAATGCCGCTTGGAATCATTTCTGGTAGTAATTCTAAAGGCAAACCTGCAGCACCCTCGCCAAGACCTCCAGCTAATAGTGTGGTTCCAATAGTGTCCGCAACCGCACCTTCACCAGCAAGAGTTGCTAATCCTGTCTCTGTTAAACCAGTAAAAGCAGCCTCGCCAAGAGCCGCTTCTCCTAATGCGGGAGCCAAGTAAGGTGCCGCAACCATGACGGCAACAGTGCCGACCGTTGCCCAGCCACCTGGAACCGTATCATTAACAGCGTTATCAATTGCTACACCAGCATCGCCAATCGCTGGACCAGGATCAATTGATGCCAGCATATCGCCAGCACTAGAGACGGCGTTCTCAACGATTGTTACGGGATTCCAACTTCCGCCGCCACCCATTATATGTTCCCCCGTACTTGATCAGCGGGTGCCATCCAATAATATCCTTGTTTATCGGAAGGTTGAACATCCACGCCTAATCGTTTTAATAGTTCTAATGTCTGTGGTATTTCTGCACTGCCGTATACAGTCTCAATTTCAGAGTCTCGAATCTTTTGAATAAAATCTTTTAATGACTTAGCCATAGTTAATGGCGCATCCGCAGTATATAAATGCAACTCAGCATCGTTATCTGGCAAACCAATCAATAATAAAAGAGAATCATTAGATTGCAATAAAACGGCTGCTTTAGACGACACAAGTTTGTCAATCTTACGAATGACAATATCTGCATTGTAATCTTCTCTTAACGCATCTTTGCGTATGATTTCGGATGGAGTCATTTTATGTCGAAGGACCATTTAAAATAAAACTAAGTGCCGAAGCCCAGTCTTGCCAAGTAGCAAACGCATCTGGATCTGGCACGGGATAACTTTCAAAAGTAGTTAGTTGACTAATGTTTTTAGCAACTAATTTCCAATCTTCTTCTGGGCCGTACATGATTGGCTCTTCGCCAAAGTAATGCAAAAAATTACCGTTCCAATCTTCCCAAGACATATACTGCGGATTGATTGGAAAAAAGGTTTGAATACTCATGGTCGCTCGTCACCGTATTCTGTTGTCAATAAAATACGACCCATTTCATAATTACCGTCTAGTACATTTGATTCGAATTTTAAACGAATTTCTCGATGTTCTACACGCAAATCAATCTTACCAGTGTCTGGATCAAAGTAAAATGGGCCAGAATTTTCAGTATCACCTCTGGCAAATTTACGACCCAAAATCGTCATGCCCATTACACCACTTTGCACAAAGTCAGGCTCAACGCGGCGTAAATGCATACGGCGATTGACTCCTGTTGCAGAGTCTTGAGAAGGAGATCCTCCGACCCAACTAATGTCACATGTGGTAATGCTAGAAGTTACGGCTAACTCTTCGTTAAATGTAATCTTATTTGTACCGAACTCATGTTGCCAAAGCGGATAGCCACCTTCAATATAGAAAATGTAATCACCAGCCACTTGCACTGGATCAAAGTTTTCATCCACCGTGATTAAAGTAACACCTTCTGGATTAGTTGCAGTTACCGCAGAAGTAAATATAAACTGACTTGTTACAATCTTATAAACAGCGGGATTACCCGTGTTTGTTAAAGAAATATAATCACCAGCACCAAAAGTCGCAGTTACATCACCGTTAATATAGACTTGGTTATTGTTTGGTGGGGTCTCGCTAGGAGGCTCATTAATCACTTCAAACGGAATACTAAATGTATTTAGGCTTTCCCAACTTGCCCAAATAGGCGTTGGGAAAATCTCAGTCGTATAACCGCAAGAACGGCGCGCACCATCTGCACTTCCCGCATCGTACCAGATCTTATCTTTTACATTATAGACAATTGCATCAGTACATTCTGTTGCATCGCCACGGGGATAAAAGAACCAGATTTCATTATATCGTGGTACTTTGGTTGCCCATACTTTTTGTCGTTGTACAAAGTTAATATTATCATACAACCAGTTTACACTTTTATCATTTGGCAACACCGAGACCGCACCATTATATTGATAGTATCGATCAACGCCCATCCAATAATATATGCCATCCATTTCAACAACAGCCGAGGATGACATAATAGAAATCTGGCTAGAAATAATATCGTACCGCCAGTACAACGGAGCAGTTCCAGTAAATGAAACTCGAATTAAACTATCAGTCGCCCAGAACAATCCAGACGGCGAATTAGTACCACCACGAACTGGAATGCCTTTAACAATCTTAGACGATGCCATGTTAACTTGGTTGGCTGTCGGACCGTTCCAATCGGTAATTGTCTGCTGATTGTATGTTGTTAAATCTGCGTTTGTATCGACATGGTTATTGGCAATAAATCCATCCGATCCATACACAAATGTATAGGGGTACAACACGCAAACACCACCATCTACAACGATTGGACGATAGGTTGGGTTCTGCCCACCCGTATCTGCCAACCCATAAAAGTTCCACTCATTATTAACATCGGGCAACAAACTACCAGTTAATACTTGTGTTTTAATGGCGTTGTCGATGTTTGATAAGTTGTGACCAGGGTGTGCCAACACTTGCAACTGACCACCCGCTGGCGAATACTGCAAATCAAACTGCCATAATAAATTTGGATCTGCGGCAAAAGTTACATCGTACAATGATACTGTTGTTGGTGTGCCTGCAATGCTTGCTGCTGTCACGGTTACGGTTGTGTTTGGTGCACCATATGTCGAACTAATAACCGTGGTTGCCGTGGTTGGGTCATCATCAAATATAACCACCATTCCAGCGGGGAACGCTGCAGTTACATCCGTTGCAATTACAAAAGTGCTGGTAGTATTCGACACTAAGGTAAACGGCGAATAACCAGGAAAAATATTTGCAACAAGCGGACCACTACCAACACCAAATGTAGTGCCTGTTGTAAATACTTCTAAACCATACTGATTACCTACAAAAATATAGTTGACACCATTGTAAGCATTGGAAATCATGCCTCGTGGAACACCAGTAAATGTGGAGAACAGTTCACGATACCCACCCATTTTCTTTGGCACACCACGCTGAAAACGGCACCATTCTCCATCACTAAATTCTTGTGATTCGAATACAGTACCGTCTCGTTTTATGCCAGGCTTTACGCCAAGCGTATAAACCAGATTATATTGATCTGGTAGTTTGTTGTCCGCCATTAGAATGTCCCGCCACCAATTAACCCTGCGTTAAATGTTGCTGGTGTGGACATCTGTGGGTCTAAAGTATTGGTATTATCAATTTCTAACATTAATGTTGAATTGGCGGTTAATCCTAGTACACTAGTGCCCACTAAGTACATACCAGTATTTGTGTCATTCGTAAACGAAAAAGACGGTGCGGTGGCGGATCCGTTGTTTGCGTAATAAACTCCAACCGTGGTTTGGCTAATAACATACAGTTGATTACCATCGCTTAATGCAAGAATAACGCCGCCGTTACTCAAAGCTATAGGAGTTTGCAGACTGCCAGATACTTGGAATGTTATATTGTATCCTGGTTGACCCGTGTTGTTTACCAATACATATAGTTGAGTGGTCGCTGGTAATGTGACATCCAGATCAACAGAACGAGTGCCGGCTAACGCAACATAGGTTTGGATAATTGGTGCATAAGATACTAAACTTAATGTATTGCCAACGATTGAATCTACATCATAAGTAGCCGATGTAAATGTCACATTGGATGGAACGGATAAACCAACCGTAAAGAAATCACCGCTTGATTGTTGGAATAGAATAAACCCAGATTCGGCTGGATTGATAGTAATACTTGCTTGACTATCAATTGTTGAAGTGCCTTGTGGGCTGATTGTAATCGCACCCGTACCATTATTTCTAAACGCAATATACCAACCAGCCGATAGACTAATTGCAGTTGGCAAAGTAAATGTGCCGTTACCGCCAGTCCAAACAAATGTCGAGGCACGGCTTGAATCAGTAATGCTGGGTGAAGACGATACCGCTACTACATTTTGGGTGGTGTTTAGTTTACCAGCAAGAGCAACCAATCCGTTGCCAGCCAACGATGCCGCATCGGCAGATGATGTGCCAGCACCAAAGGTTACATTTTGCCAAACACCAGCAGAAGTTGTATTATCCGATAAATAAAAGTATTTAGATACACCTGCAGCAATTGATACTGATCCAGTGCCGTCAAAGTCTTCTACCGTGAATGTGTCCGCACCAAAGTTACGAATTAAAATGTCCGCACCAGTTGTGCCCTGATCTGCTTGTGGTAACGAGATAACCAATCCAGTTGTGGATGGTGTGCAATCAATAATACGAGCGGCAGGTACTTGCTGTGGGTTAACACCAGCAGGCCAATATAACTGCACATTCGAGCTGAAGTTAAGCTCGTAATACGATACGTCAGTTGGCTGTACGACTGTGCCGGTAAACGGTGATGTGTAAATTGGCATATATTAAGGTTCCTGAACCGTAACGTTTCTGTCAATACGACGAGCGTTATCTTCTTTTTTGAGCGCGGCTAATGCTTCTGTGTAGTATCCTTTCCACACAGGGAGTTTATCTAAGGCTTTTAAATAGCCTTGTGCTTGAAGTAAAGTGCCAAATAGCATGGCTTGTGGACACTCTCGGGTAAATAAATTTTGTTGATTAGATGAATCAAGTGGTTGGATTAAACTATAATAAATAATCTCAACAGGATAATCTTGATCGGGTTTTGGAGCAAAGTTCCAGTTGTTGTAATCATACTCACCATAATACTTTGGTTGGCTGTTAGCAGATTCCGATTGGTATTGAGCAATATAATCTTGCGAACGAAGTAAAACGGGCTGACCGTTTACTTTCATTGATACCGTTTTACGCCAACGCGCTGGCTTGGCTAACACATCTTGATTGGTTGCCAAAGTGGTTTCAACCACAGTCAACTGCAACAAAGTTTTTAATTCAGCAGCAATTGCAGATTCCGCCAACCCAATTAAACTAGGAATTTGAGCGACAAAACCCGCATCGTTACGTTCCATGTAACGCTGAACGTCTTCGACTAGATTGTCGTAGGTCATTACATATGCGCCACTCATCGTGTATAGTAACTTATGTTAGGTTGATAATAGATAGGCGATTTATCACGCTCTTCACTAGCCGCATCCATGTAGGCTTTTTGTGCTTGCGCCTCTAAATAGGTGATGCGTTGCATGTCAACAC